GGGCAAGGTGCAGTTCTGGCTGCCGCACGACGGCGACACGCAAGACAAGGTGCACGACGTGTCGTATCGCAGTGCGCTGGAGTCTGCTGGCTACGCGGTCGATGTGGTGCCCAACCAGGGCAAGGGGGCGGCGAGCCTTCGCATCGAGGCTGCGCGGCGGCTGTTTCCGTCCATGTGGTTCAACGAGGAGACCACCGAGGGCGGTCGTGCGGCGCTGGGCTGGTATCACGAGAAACGGGACGCGGAGCGCGGGATTGGTCTTGGCCCTGAGCACGATTGGGCGAGCCACTCGGCTGATGCGTTTGGATTGATGTGTGTGGTGTACGAGGCGCCGGCCGGCCAGCCGATGCAGAAACTGAACTACGCAAAAAGGATGACGGCGTGAACAAAGACGAAATCATGCAAGCCTGTCGCTTGACGGCGATGGGCCGCTTCGGGCATCCGCTGCAGGAGCAGCTGGCCGAGAAGCTGGAGGCGCTGTTTGCCGAGCCCAAGGCCGCGCAGCCCATGCCCGACGAATACGAGGCGTGGGCGGAGCAGGCCAAGGGCGATCCCGAGCTGGCCGCGACGGTCGCTCCCATGCTGGAGGCGGCGAGGCGTGATGTGACCACGGGCAAGCCAAAGCGTGGCCCTGGCCGCCCGCCGAAAGCAAAGGCTGACTGATGGCGAAGATGTCCGAGGACGACCTGCTCGCATTCCTGGAGGCGGAGCAGGCCGAGGCGTTCGCCTACAACGATGGGGTGCTGGCCGCCTCGCGTGAGCAGGCCATGCGCGACTACCTGCGCTATCCCTATGGGACGGAGCAGGACGGGCGCTCCCAGGTTGTCACCTCGGATGTTTTCGACACCGTAGAGGGCATCCTGCCCGATCTCGTGGAAGTGTTTGTCTCCTCGGACAAGGCCGTCGTCTTCGATCCGGTGGAAAAGAACGACGAGGAGGGCGCCAAGCAGGCCACCAACGCCTGCAACCACGTTTTCTACAAGCAGAACAACGGCTTCCTGCTGCTGTACACGGCGGCCAAGGACGCCCTGATGCTGCGCACGGGCGGCATGAAGTGGTATTGGGAGGTCAAGCGCACTCCCAACTTCGAGACGTTCATCGGTGATGAGATGCAGATCGCCCTGCACCTCATCACGCATCCTGACGCCGAGGTGATCGGCAAGGAAGAGATCGAGCCAGACTACACGCCCGAGGAGCATCTGCATATCGCCAGCGCAGCGATGATGGGCGTGACGTTGCCGGGCAAGCCCCTGCGCTACAAGGTGCGCCTGAAGACTATCAAGCAGCGCGGCCAAGTGCGAGTTGTCGCCCTGCCGGCCTACGAGCTGGAAGTCTCGGCCCGGCACAACTCGATCCTGCTGGACGACTGCCCCTACGTCTGCCACAAGTCACTGAAAACCCTCTCGGACATCAACGAGATGGGATTTGATGTGACCGAGGATGATGTCAAGGCCGCGCGCTCGGACGGCTCGACCCAGGATCAGGAGTTCTACGACAACATCCGCTCGCAGGACTCGTCGCGCCAATCGAACGACCTCGATCCGACGATGGCGCGTGGCTGGCTGCGCGAAGAGTACGTGCTGTGCGACCGGGATGGCGACGGGGTTGCCGAGCGGCTGAAGGTTATTCGGCTGGGCAAGAAGATCCTCGAATGCGAGGAGTTCTCGCATGTGCCGATTGCGGCCTGGACGCCGTACATCCTCACGCACAAGTTCGACGGGATCTCGGTTGCCGATCTGGTGACGGACTTCCAGAAGATCACCACGGACATCCTGCGCAACCAGATCGACAACCTGGCGCTGGCGAACAATCAGGAAACCGTCGTTCTGACCGATGCGCAGGGCAATCCGCGCGCCAACATCGATGACCTGCTCAACCGCCGTGTCGGTGGGGTGATCCGCGAGCAAGTGCCAAACGCTGTGCGGCCCTACACGGAGCGCTGGCAGGGCATCGAGGCGATGCCGATGGTGGAGATGGTCGCGCAGCTGAAGGAAAAGCGCACCGGCTATTCGCCCGTTGTCGCCGGCCTGGACGCGGATGCCCTGAACAAGACCGCAACCGAGGTTTCCAAGCAGTCCAACGAGCGCCAAAAGCGCATGAAGATGATGGCGCGGATCATGGCCGAGTGCCTTGTGAAGCCCATGTTCCGGGGCATCTTCAAGACGCTGACGGATTACTGCATGGAGAAGCTGTCGTTCCGCCTCAATGGGCAGTACGTTAACTACGACCCGCAGGAGTGGCGCGACGGTTACGACATGACCATCAATGTTGGCATCGGCACGGGTGACACGATGCAGCAGACGGTCTTTCTGCAGGGCATCGCGCAGGCGCAGATCGCCATTGCGCAAAGCCCGTTCGGCCCGAAGCTGGTCAATCCGGAGAAGATCTACAACGTGCACGCCCGCCTGGCGGAGCTGGCCGGCTTCAAGAACCCCGAGGAGTTCTGGAGCGACCCGAAGACGGTTCCCGACCAGCCGCCGCAAACGCCGCCTCAGATCGTTCTGGAGCAGATGAAGGGGCAGATCCAGATGGGCCTGCAGCAGGCCAAGAACGAGGTTGCGCTGACCCAGAAGAAGGCCGAACTGGAGCTTCAGGCGGCCAACGACGCCCGCGATTCCGAGCGCGAGCGGGCCAAGGCCGAAATGGACGCTCGCATCCGCGCGATGGAGGCGCATCTCGAGCAGCAAACGCAGGCGCAAAACCTGCTCTTCCAGCAGTGGAAGGCGCAACTGGACGCCGCGACCAAGATCACGACGGCCAACATTCAGTCGCAGACAAAGATGGCAACGGCAGCGACCCAGGCGGCAGAGCGTGAAGCGGCAGAAGACATGCCGGCGGGAGATGGCGCATGAACGACCGTGGCTTGCAGGCCGACATCAACCGCGCCGAGCACGCGCAGCGCCTTCTGAGCGACGAGATGCTCCAGGGCGCCCTGAAGGCGATCAAGGACGAGGTTCTGCGCGTGTGGATCGACTGCCCTCAGCGTGACAAGGAGGGTAAAGAGGCTCTCTGGCAGCTGGCAAAGACAGCGGACAAGTTCGAGGTGCTTCTCAGGGGTTACATCGAAAGCGGAAAGCTCGCCAGCACGAACCTGAAGGCATTCGAGGAACGCAAAAGCCTGCTGCGGCGGGTGGTTGGCTAACGGCTGAACAGCACCCAGCCGCTTTGAACGGGCCTTCGGGTCCGTTTTTGTTTGGTGCGCGGGCATCGCAGTGATGCGACCCCAAGGAAATCAGATGGAAAACGACCAAGCGCAAGCAGTCGAAACCCAGGAAACCCCGGAAAACGCCCTGCTGGCGGCGCTGGACGACAGCCCTCCGCAGGAAGACCCCGCCGAAGAACCGGCAGAGGGCACGCAGCCCGAGGAGGCATCAGAGGAGCCGCCGCAGGAAGAGGACAAGCCTGCGGTTGATCAGAAGTTCCGGGTCAAGATCAAGAACGAGGCGGGCGAGGACGAGGACCGCGACCTCTCGCTCGAAGAACTCGCCGCCGGCTACATGCAGTCGGCCGACTACACGCGAAAAGCACAGGCCCTTGCTGCAGAACGCAAGCAGCAGCAAGACGAGGTTCAACAGGCCGTCAGCCAGGTTCGCCAGCAAGCCGTCCAGCGACTGGAGGCACTGGAGAGCGTGGTGATGCAGGCCGCCGCACCGGAGCTTCAGAACGTCAACTGGCTTCAGTTGTCGCGCGACGATCCGGCGCGTTTCGTCCAACTGCAGGCGCAGGCCCAGCAGTTGAATTCGACGCTTGGAGCGATCCAGGCTGAAAAACAACGACTAGAGCAGGAACGCCAACAGTCCATCCAGCAGCAACGCGAGCAATCGATCAAGAACTCGCTCGACTACCTGAGTAAGGAAATCCCAGGATTCAACCTGAAAGAGGCGGTGCCGAGACTGCGTGAGACGGGCAAGAAATACGGCTTCAGTGACGAGGAACTCTCGCACATCACTGATGGCCGGGCGATTCATCTGCTGCACGACGCGATGAAGTGGCGCGAGCTGCAGACCGCGAAGCCCAAGGCGCTGCAGAAAGTGGCTGACGCTCCCAAAGTTGTCAAGCCCGCTGCTCCGCAACCCAAGAAACCGAACCAAGCTGCACTTCAGCGCCTGAAGGCCACCGGCCGCGCGAGTGAGCTGGTCAACTTCCTTTGAAGGATTGAATCGTGACGCAACCGACCAACACCTTTGACACCTACGATGCTGTCGGCAACCGCGAGGACCTGCAGGACAAGATCTACATGGTCTCGCCCGAGAAGACCCCTGTCCTCTCGATGGGCCGCCGCTTCAAGGCGACCGCCAAGTTCCATGAGTGGCAGCGTGACGCGCTGGCTGCGCCGAACAAGGACAATGCCGTGATCGAAGGCGATGACCGCACCGGCACCGCCCTGACCGCGACCGACCGCGTTGGCAACTACATGCAGCTGTTCGACAAGGTTGCCGTGGTGACGACCTCGCAGCAGGCCACCAAGTCTGCCGGCCGCTCCAACGAGATGAAGTACCAGATCGCGGAGAAGGCGATCCCGGAAGTCAA